CTACTTTATCTTCTTTGTAATCTCGTCGCTGAGCTTCTTAATGAAGTTCACACCTGCGATACCGTTCTCATAATATCCCCACTTTTTCAGCAGGGTATTAACTGCCTTTGCAGTACCTTTTCCGTATGTACCGTTCTTATCCATACCTACGTTGTGAAGCTTGACCGCCTTTGCAATAAGCAGCAGTTCCTTGAGCGCAAGCACACCGTTTGTTTTGTTGCCCTGCTTGTAGCCTGTCTTGTCAAGCACTTTCACACTTATCTTGCTCTGGTTCTTTGGTCTCAGGAAGCCTGCAATGTGGTCATAAGTATGCTTGACCTTAGTGCAGGCTTTTCCGCTCCAGTTTTGGTCATACGAATAAAAATAACTCGTGTTGCCCTCACCCGTGCAGATTGCTATGTGACCCCAGCCGCCATTCAACGTGCCTGACCATATCGCTACATCGCCCTTTTTCGGCACAAAACTTGGCGTGTTCTTTACCTTTGTGAAATTCGCTTTCAGCCAAGTATTTTTGTCAAACAAATCCCAGAAATGGTGTGCGTCATACCAGAAATTCTTTATACCTGAACCGAAGACCTCGTTGAAATATGCCGTTGCAAGGTCTACACACTGCCTGCCTGCCGCTCCGTCATAGTCAACGGCTACACCATTGTGCTTCTTGATAAACTCATCATATGTCATTTTCTATTCCTCACTTTCGTTTGTATCCACTTTGTTTTCTACTGTGATTTTCAGTTTGTGCACGATCTTCACCAAGAATGACGGCAATGGTATACCTATCACCGCAAGATTTTCCAAGATAGAAATACACTCGTTGATGATAAACCATATCGTCACGATAAGGCCAAAATAAAAGCTGACATTTACCTCAATGCCTATCTGTGAAAGTCCTGAGATAAAGAGCCAATCAAGCACGCCTGACACCGCCACCACAAATATGTAGCCGACCTTTTTGAAAAGCCCTTTAAGACCGACACGGCTTGACAGCTCGCCCCTATTCCATGCTTTCCACATTCCTGTAATGTAGTCAATGATCATCACAAGCACCAGAATGACTATAGGTATCGCCATGACACGGAAATACGCTGACAGCCCTGCGGCTATCGCTGATATGATGATTTTTGTTGTGTTTTCTTTCATTACTGCTTCTCCCTTTCGTATGTTTGTCCCGTGATTGTTGTATACTCCTCAGCCGTGATCTTCCCCCTGTCAGCAAAGTCCTTGACCTGTTCAGCGGTGTACAGCCCTAAATCGTACAACCTCTTGACCTTTCTATACATCTTCCTTGTCCTCCTCAATCAGCGTGTCTGTCATCAGTGCAGTATATAGCACCTGTGCTTCTAGCTCGTCCACCTTTGTGGCTTTCTTCGGCTGAAAGTCTTCTGTGGATAGACCAAGCTTGTCAGCCATTTTCTTTTGTAAATCTGTCATGTTGTACCTCCTATCTCTGACAGTTTGACGATGTATTCTTCTTCGCTTGGCACTGGTATGTGATAGTTGTCATTGCTGTTTTTGAAAATCACTGAACCGCCTGCCTCAACTGTTAGATTTCGCAGAAAGTCGTCGTCAATTAGGGTTGATATGTCCGTTACGATTTGGGTTTCCAATTCGTAATATAGCATTACGCCCTGCATTGCCTGTTTGAATGCGGCTGCATCGGCGTAGGACGTATCGTTGACATAGATATACCCGTTAACGTTTGATGTAGCTGATATGCCTGTTATACTGGTTTTGCCCCACGATTCATTTTGCGTTTTTGTCGAATATTTTGGGCATATGAAATTTGGTGCAATGCTATAACTTTTTGTCAATTTTTGCCCGGCTAAATGATGTGTTTTAAATGACACAGATTCACCAGCAGTCCACGTCAGCGTTCCCAAATCCACACTGTCTACGCACTGAACGTATCGTTTATTCTCATAATCAACGTAATTCTTAGCCGTTCCTGCCGACCAGCCGTAGCCAGGCAGTGCCTTGATTGTGTCGGGTATCTGGTAAACGTTGCTGTGGTAGGGGGCGTAGGCTGTGGCGGTTGGGGATTTTTCAATTTGAATATCGCACAAATCAAAAAATGATTTTCTATCAGTGCCTGTAGACTCTCCACTAAATACAGATAAAATAATGTATCCGTGTTTAACCGAGATAATTCCAGTTTTATCGACATTGTAACCATAGCCAGTTAAGTGTTCTATAATCAGTCCTGTTATATTATTATCAGTGCGGATTTCAGAATCAAACACATACACTGATTTGCTCATGCCCGAAACATACCCAGATTTGTGTTTTGTTGATACCGTATAATCACCATTTTCACACGGAATTTTCAAACCCTTGTACCTACCGTTATAATACATCGGAATTGTATAGGCATCGCTATTTTCTTTGCCGCTTTTGTCAAACAAATTCTTTCCCTGCTCGACAATTTCTGTCGTACCAGCACTGATAATCTCCCCGTCAATGGCCTCAGAATGACCGCCTATTGACTTCACCGACATCAGCTTCGCCCCTGTCGGAACTGTCTTGGTATATGCCGTATCTGTATCAGTTTCAAATTTATGCGTCACACCCTGACCTATGTCAAACAGTGCATTTACACGTCTTGTCAATTCTTTATCCGTCAGCTTTACCGCAGAAATTTCAGCTGTATTTTCGGCTATCTTTCCAACCGCTGTAGTGTAGTCATCAGGCAGGCTGTCAGCCACCGATTGTGCTGTCTGTGCGGCTGTTTCTGCGGCTGTTCTATCCTCTGCGACCTTAGCGGCATGGTCTGCCACTGTGGTCTTGTCCGCCGTCACCTGTGTTGCCATTTCCTGCACCGCCTGCCTGTCCGCTGCAGTGCTGTCAGCGCAGGTCTTTGCAGTTTTAGCATAGCCTGCCGTTATGTTCTTGTCGGCTGTGGTCTGCTGTGCCGATGCAGATGCTTGGGCTGCGGATATCTTAGCGGCGTTCTGTGCTGTGACCGCCTCAGCACGTGCGGTTTCTGTGCCCTGCATGGCAGTGTCTGCCTGCGTTGCGGACGTTTCAGCAGATGTCTTTGCGGTTTCAGCTCGGCTTGCTGCCTGTTCTGCCGTGTCTGCTGATACACCTGCGGCTGTGGCAGATTTTTTTGCGTTCTCTGCCGCTGTTGTCGCTGTTTCTGCGGCGGTGACGGCTGTCTGCATATCTGCGTGCGCCTGCCTGCCTATGGCGTCTATGCGGTCTAGTGCGTCCATCGCCACGTCAGGTGACGGGATAGCATTATCGTCTATAGCCGCCCCTATTCGCAGTCGGAAAATTCGTGATTTTTTAACTAAAATATACTCGTCGCCTGACAGTTTTTTTGCACATATCTGACACGATATTGTCTGCGCTGACCGCAGTATATCAGCCGTTGGTGTCCATGTGCCGCCTGTGATATCGACCTCGTAGACAGTGCCGTCGCCGTAGTCGATAGTCAACACATAGCGGTCTGCGCCGTCTATCTCCATGCCCTCGACCGACACGGGACGTGCATTTGTTTCACCGACATAGCCCAGCAATGCAGTGTTCAGTGTTAAGTCATAATCTGCATTTAATGTTATCGTCATTTAATCACCCCTCTTTACTCTATTGCAATATAATCAACATAGTATGTTCCTGTTGGAACGGTTTCCAATGTTGGCCCGTTATTAGCTCCCATGCAGACACTCATATAGTATGACGTTCCTGACCCATAAACGTGGGTGCAGTAGTTCTGATATGGTGTTGGTGTGTCTGTCTGCCGTAGCGTTGCTATTACCTGTTTAGGTGCAAAGGTCAGTCCAAGCGGTATCTGCATCAGTGGATTCGCTTTCGTCATCTTGTATTCCACAGTGCCATAGTGTATCTTGCCGGCTCGGCTCAATATCTCATCGATTTCCTCACCTGCGTGTTGCATAGGATAGTCATTCTCAGTGATATCTTGCGCCAATGTCAAATTTTCATCAGCCATTATCTCGCCCCCCCTTAAAGCTGTTCTTCAACGCTCAGACCTACCGCAGAAATGTCTGCTGAAAGCCCTCCGTCAAAGTTAAATCCTAAATTTGTTATCGGTATATCATAATTGTCTGTGCCGTTGGTGTAGGTCACCACGTCACCTATGTCGAAACGTGGGTCACCAAGTCTGTGGTACAGCTCAGTGGTGTACCACGAAAAACCTCCTATCCTGCGCCACAGAGATTGTAGCAAAGACTCTGTCATGTACGGATTTTCAAACTCTAGCACACGTCCTTGCGTGGTATCTGTCACACCAAGCAACAGCGTTACATCATCACTGACTTTGCAGATAATGCCCACGATAACGTTCTGCCTTTCTGACAGTGTTGGCAGGTCTATTGTGTTGTTATCCAATGTTTTCACGCTCTTGCCATACCACTTTCGGACGTACTTTCCGTACCTGTCAACATACCCGAACTGTCCCTGAGCAGAAGCCAGATAGGACAACATTTGGCGCATGGTCACGTCCTTTAGCAATGAGCCGACCTTGAAATAGAAATACTTTGAGTACAGCACCTTGCCGTTCTTATCTATCAACCGTCTGCCGTCCTTGTCACGCAGTAGTCGCACCTCTGTGTAGTCATTGCCGTTCTGCAATCCTAATTGTCTGCAAATGTCGTCTTCAACGGATCTATTCCAGTTCGGGATAGGTATGTGAGGTACATACGGTTTGTCCGAGAAATACAGCCTATCCGCCATTGTCAGCTGAACACTGCCGCCCGACTTTTTCGACTTTACACAGGTGAAACGCCCCATTGGTATCTTTTCACCTGCAAGTATGCCGCTAGTTTCGTAGTCTATGAGGTATAGATATGTGTCATACTCTTTGCCGAGAAACGCTGTTTCAGTGTCACTTATGGTCATGTTCCACGATTGCGAACACACGGCACCTAGTTCGATGTCGTCAGACAAGGACGTGCTTTGAGCTGTACTGCTTGCAGATACTATCTTGTCGCCTGTAAGTATGCTGTTTGTGTCTTCAAGCTCCATTCTCCACGTTCTGCAATAGCTCTCTATCTTTGATGATACAATGTCGCTTACTGTGTACATTTATGTCACCTCACCTGTACCGGAATAGGCATAAAGGTCAAGGGAAAGCACCTTGCAAAGCTGTCTTTTCTTATCCCAACCCCACTGCTCGTATGTTGTACCCTCTGCCCTAAAACGTACCGTGACCATGTTGAACGTTTCATCAAGGTAGGTAACAGGAAAATCAGCGTCCTGCACATTCAGAACATACTCGTTTATAATTGCTACTTCCTGCGGTTTAAGATTTGCCCACTCTATGTGAAGCGTGGTCTGTAGCCCCTTTACGTCACCCACATATTTGCAGGTCGAGGAAAGCCCTGCATTATCGGACATTATTTTTTTCTTATCTATTGTGAACGTTGTCGGCACAGCTATTTCAGTATCACCAAATTTAAGATATTCCATTGCATTACCTCCTATACAAGCGGTGACTTGCCATTAAGCTTTGTCAGCGAGTTTATATCTTCTACCACAGCCTTGCCAACAGCTCGCTTGTCTATCTCCACAGTTACATTGATAGGCTGTTTGGCGCTTTTGCCGTCAACAGAGGCATACTCTGCAAGGGCGTTGAGTATAGCCGACCGCATACCCATGTTTGACGTATCAGGCACAGTTTGTGTAGCTGTCTGCTCTCTCAGTGAAGATACATCTATCCTGCTGTCAACACTGCTGGCACTTTGTATAGCAGATCTGACCATGTTTTCAGAAGCCTGCACTGCGAGATACGTTTCATCAGCCACACCAAGAGCATATCCCTCTCCCACATATCCGCCAAGTGTACGGAAAACTCTTGACGGAGAATGTGAATCCTGAGCAAGCCTTGCGGCGGTTATGCCGTTTCGTATCATTTCACTTACTGTGGCATTTACTATGGGCATTCTGCCTTTTATGCCGTCCGCATAGCCGTCTGCGGCATACTGTCCTAAGACCTCGTATGCCGCTCTCATTTCAAAGTTTCGCTGACCTGCCATTCCCACAAGCTCATCAAGTAGCTTTGCAGAAGAATCTTTCATCTTGCTCATACTTCTGTCAACGTAGTCATTCATTTCGTCAAAAATGCCCTTGCTCTTTACAGAGTATTTCTTGAGTTCCTTATCTGACATATCAACAAACGCCTTTGCGTAGCCTGCGCCCTTTGGACCCATTTCTTCAAGATTATTGTAAAAGTCCTGTGAGATAATGCCGTCTGCGACCTTTTTCTTCAGCTTAGCAAGGTTGTTTTCCCAGTCGGTAAAGCCGTTTATGTTATCGTCAAGATTTGCGATAAGCTGTTCGGCGGTCACATCTGACTTTCCACAGAACTCGTCAAGAAGATCTATCTGTCCGAATACAAGATCGTGCTGGGTTTTGTATGCGTCTGCATACTTGCCGCAGATGTCATTTATCTGCGACAGCGTTTCTTCCGAGAGTTCTGCTATCGAGCCTGTGGTAAGAGCATAAGCGTCTGCAAATTCTTTCTGAGCTGTGCTTGCGTCCTCTATGGATTGTCTTACTGTCGAGAGGTCGCTATTAGCGGTAAGAAGTGCGCCGTGGGCTGTGTTCAGCGACAGTGCAAGTGCGTCAAAATCATCACCTGTCAAGCCGTCAGCCTTAGCCTGCTTGTATCGTTCAAGTGCTTCATCATACTCGCTCTGAGCCGCCGCTTGGTTTCTCAGAGCCTCCGCAAGCTTATCCTGCAAGTCCTTTGTATCCTGCATATCCGCATAAGCGTCAAGCATATCGCTTACTGCGGCTGTGTTGTTTTTCAAGCCGCCTGTCTGATCATCTATGGTCAGATTAAGGCCCTCTATATCGCCGTTGAGCTGATCTATAATGGATTGCATTTCGGCTTTTTCATCAGCACTTTTATTTTCAGTTTCATTCAGCTCTTTGAGCCTGTCATTGAGCACACGATAGGAGTCGGCTTGCTTTTTATTGCTGTCTGTGCTGTCGGCAAGCTCCTCGTGAAGACTTTCAACGGCACTTTTGGTGGAAAGACATTTGTCCGAAAACTGTTTGACGCTCTCGGACAAATTCACTATACTGCTTTCTGTGACGTCTATCTCATTGGCAAAATGATTTATGATTGCACTGCCTATAAGTGCAACTCCTGCAGCGATACCTGCCGCAAGATTTTGAGTTATAGCCATTTCGGCATTCATGGCCGTTGCCATAGCCTTGCCTTGTATCATTTGCAGAGTAAGCCCCTCAAAGGACTTTGTGACCGCAGACACCTTTGACACCGCAATGAATGTCACAATTGCCGCTGTTATGGATTTAAGGGCGTTGTGAACACCCTCTATAACGCCCTCTATATTTTCTGCGTCAACGCCCATTTTCTCAAAAAGCTGACCAACTGCTGAATCAAATACCTTTGCCGTTTGAGATACAAAGCTCTTTGCAAGTCGCTTTACGTTACCGAAAAATGTTTCTGTCGAACCTATCAGGTCATTGAAAGCCTTATCAGCATCACCACCTGATGTAAGCACACCAAGAAAGTTCTTGGCGGCAGCTTTCATGCTTGCGAATGAACCTGAAAAGGTGGTGCTTGCCTCTTTGGCTGTTGTGCCTGTGATATCAAGGTTTTGCTGAATTGTGTGGATAGCGTTGTATACGTCACTCAGATTATCAATGTTGTATTCAACTCCGCTGAGCTTCTGAGCGTCCTGCAAGAGCCGTTCCATTTCAGACTTTGTTCCACCGTAGCCAAGCTTGAGGTTGTCAAGCATTGTGTAGTTCTGCTTTGCGAAACCTTGATAAGCGTTTTGTATAGACTGCATATCCGAGCCGAATTTGTTGGCGTTGTCGGACATATCCACCATAGCAGTGTGGGCGACATTTGCAGCCTTTTGAGTGTCACCGCCAAGAGATGAAAGCAACGACGCAGAAAAGCTCGTGACGTTCTCCATATACTCGTTTGCACTTACTCCTGCGGTCTTGTAGGCATCTTGTGCGTTCTTCTTGACGATATCAGCGTGCTTTTTAAAGAGCGTTTCAACACCGCCAAGGGATTGCTCAAGTGCCGCACCCTCAGTGAATGCAGAGGTGACGACCTTGCTTATAGCCGCTCCCACACCTGCCGCCGCTATAGCCTTTTTGAGTTTCGTTGCAAAGCTTTCACCTGTTTTCTCGCCTGCGCTGTCACCCTCGTCGGGCAGATCCTTAAAGAGTTCCTTTATCTTGCTTGTTATTCCCTCAGAGATAGGTATTATCTGCACATATGCGTCTGCAAGCTTAGTTCCCTCCGCCATTACTTTTCACCTCCGATAATTCTTTGTCTTTCCATTTCAAATTCTTCGATACTTCCAAAGCCTCTCGCATTATTCTCTTTATCAGAGCCTATAAGCTTTGATACAACGGTTTCGGGCATATTTATCCCTCTTGCCCCGTCTTTGGTTTTCGCCCATTGAAGCCACGCAAGCTTATCGTATATCATTGCAGCAAGCAAAGTGTCAATGGTGTATTTATCTCCGGAGAGGGACATTTTGCAACGGCTGTCCGGACGCAGACCCACAAAAAGTGTCGCTGCCATTTGAGCTGACAGCGACCTGTAATCAAAAACGTGATAGACCTCTGCAAAATCACAGACAAGAGATATCTCATCACGGTATATCATATGGGCAAGTCCGCAGACAGCCCTCAGACGTTTTTTTGCTTTTCACTTTCAGAGCCTTTGCCACCGAGTATATCGGCAAGCTCTATGAACATTTTGTTCTTTGACACACAGCTTGTATCAGGATCCTTGCAATGATTTTTGAGTTTGTCAAGCTGTCGCTTGTCAAGAAGCTGTCTTGCCACCTTTACGATAGCGCCCACATTGCCTTCATCGACTTCCACGAGCGATTCAAGCAGTTCCCAACTGTCAAGAGCCTTATCTTCGACTTCATATTCAAAGCCGCTTTTTGTGATACCTTTAAGCATATGATCTTCCTCCTGCTACTCAGACTTCAAATGAATGTACTCATAGTGAGAATTGCCACTCTCGTCATTGACGGCAGTAAGCGTTATATTGTAACCCACAGCGTCTGTATCAACATACTTGACCTCGCCAAGTGATGTCACAGAAGCACACGGCACTACGATACGCTTTAAAGCTCCGCCTTTGAGTATAAGCTCGAATACATATACAGCTTCTTCATCTGAGCCACCGTTTACCGACACTGTGATGTCATTACTCGCATTAGCAGTTACGTTATCAGAGCCGTAGACAGTTTTAAGGACCTCTTCACTTAGTCCTTCTATAAGGGTCAGCGTAAAGGTATCACTGCCTGCATTCGTCATATTAAGCACTACATCTCCGCCCCATGCAGCTACCTTATTGCTTGAGCGGTCATTGCCGTTTGACAGTCCGTCTTCTGAGCAGTAGCCAAGACACTTATACGCCTCTGTAAGAGCCGTTGTGGCGTCAGTCGGCAGTGCAGTACCCTTTTTCGCACGATATACCGCACCGCCTATTTTAGGCTTGCCTGCGGTAACGTTGTTTGCATTATTGGTGTTTGCCATAGTTATCTCTCCTTTTAATCGTAAAATCGTATATCGAATACCGCCTGATAGCGGTATCGTTTTGTTTCTTCGTCGGTGTAATTATAATCGCTGTTCAGTTTGCAGGATATGACGTCATCAAGGGTCACAGTGTCACGCATAGCTGCCTTGACGGTGTGATTGAGCCTTGCCGCCTCGTAAAGGCTGCCGCCGTATGACTGCACGGCGAGGGTCGCCGAAGATAGTCTGTTTTTCTCAGACGAGCCAAGCTTGTCGATTATGATATACTTCTGCGGCGGCTTTGCAGGTTCTTCCATAAACACAGGAACGCCAAGGCTCTTGCTCAGATAGCCCAGTATAACTTCTTCTATCATTTTCTCAGCACCGCCTTTAATATGGCATTGTCTTGCTTTGTTTCCTTTCTCGCCTTGTAGGTCACAGCCTTTATGCTTGCGTTCACACGCTTTTTACCTGAATAGGTGGACACCTCGTAGCCGTCACCCAGCCGCTGTGCCGCTTTGTCGGCAAACTCACGGCATATGTTCTCAGCCTCTTTTGAACGCAGCATTTGCCTTACGCCCTTTCGGTCAAGAACTATCTTTACCTTATCCATAGCGTTCCACCTTAACTTTCTTGTTCCAGCTGAGGGGCAGGTTTTCTTCTATGCCCTCTATTGGAAAACCTATGGTGCAAAATTTCCTGCCGAAGAACTCGACCTCTGTGTCTTCCCAAGCGTGTGTATCTCCTTTTGGTATTGCAAGAGTGTAAGCTATCCGCTTACCCGATAAGTTAAGCTCACTTATAACATCATCAGATGACGGCTCGCCCACAAGAACGTTGTCAACAAGCTCCCAACTATCCTCATAAGTTGGTCTGCCAAAGCCGTCAACACCTGTCTGTGTCTGCACTTTAAGCTTCACCGAAATTCCCTTTATCATTGTTCTCATAGTCATATACCTCCATAGCTCCCCACCTCTGACGAATGATACCAAGCTCTTTCAATTCGTTTTTGAGAAAATATAAAGATTGTCCTGAATTGAGATAAGTCATTGACACCGAATAGCCCATAGCTGCCTGAGACGCCTGCACAGCAGGTGGTGCATTATCAGCCGAACAGTCAAGACTTCTCACAACAGCCTTTGAGATTATCGCCTTTACTGTCAACGCATAGTCTTCATCACTTGTCACAAGGGTATTGACATCAACGCCATAACGCTTGCCTATAACACGGAGCTTTGCGCAGGCGGTCTCGATAAGACTATCCGCCGCCTGCTGCTCCTGTGATGTAAGCTTTCGTCCGTATACTGCTATGTCGTCGATAGTGGCATAAACGCTGCTCATTCTGTTGCCTGAACGGCCTGAACGGCTGCAAATGCCTTAGGGTCAAGGATAGCAAAGCCGATATAAGCCTCTGTTCTGAGATACACCTCATTGTGTCCTTTCAGATCTCTGCCTGAGTTATCAGGGTCGCCATAAGGAATGACCTCCAAAGGAAGTTCCTTAGCATAGCCCCACTTAAAGGCTCTCGCAAAGTCGCCCACGATAGCTCTGTCTGTACCCTTATTGAAGTTTACAGTGGAGTTGACGTCACAAGCTGTGCCATTGAGATTGCCTGGATTTGCACCAAGACCAAACTCAGGATACTGCTTTACGCCGTTGACCTTGAGCTTTGCAAGTGCAGAGGCAAAGTCCTTTGAAAGTGCAAAGCCTGTTGCCTCGTAGTCGCCAAGCAGAGCAATAGCGTCTTCAAGATTGCCCTCAGGGTCTGTGCTGTCAAAATCGACCTTTGCACTATTGTCAGCTACCGCCTTGTCGATATAGTTATTATCCAAAGCAGCGACAACAGTTTTCTTTCTTGGATTGATTCCGTGAAAGCCAAGAATGTCGATAGCACGAGCAAACTTGATCGCTGCACCCTCTGCAAATGCTTTCATGACCTCAAGCTTTTTCTCGTCTGTTCCATAGATGAACTCGTCACTGAAGCGTGCGCCGTATTCGATCTTGAGCGGACGCATTGTTACCTTGCCGAGCTTAGCACTGCCTGCGGATTTAGCCTCGCTTTCACCGATAACGTCCGCCTCATCGTCCATAGAGAAAACGAAATAGTCGTTGCCGTTAAAGGACACAGGATCTCTTCTGCTGAGCTTTGCAAGGGTGGAATGACCCTTTACTGTTGAAAAAATGCTTGTTACTGTTTCAGGTTCAAGAAGTGTGCCTCTCTTAATTGTTTCTGCCATGATTATTCTCCTTTCAGCTTTTCAAGTGTTTTTCTAAGTGCGTTTTCCGCACTGTTTTTGCTTGGGTCGCCCTCTGCTCTGAAATCAGGGGCATTGTGTGATGTCTTAAAGTATTTTGACATCTTTTCTGCATCGGCTCTTATAGACTTTTCGTCCTCGCCGCTGAGCCTGTCAGAAAGCTCCGCGGGAAGTCCATACTCCTGTGCGGCTCTCACCCTGAAAAGGCTCTGTTCAGCCGCCTTGCCCTTTGCCGTAAGGTCTGCTATAGTGGTTTCATAGCCCTTGACCTTTTCTGCCATATCAGCAGGGGAAACATATCCCTCAAACTGCTTTGTGACAGCATTTGTGTTTTCCTCCAGCTTTGCATTTACTATCTTGTCAAGCTGTTCCTGCGTCGTGACAGGTTCAAATTCTTCTGCCATAATATCATTCCTTTCAAATATCAGTAGCTTATCTTTTGCTTTTTCTTTTCTTTAGCGTTCGCACAGCTCCAATGTGCAAGCACCACCGTCTCTAACAGCGAAATGTCAGCACCCTCCATAATAGAGCTGTAACCAAAACCTCCGCCTGAGCCTATGGCTCTGTGTTCGCAATTTGAAACAGCCTGCTCAAGTGCAGGTTGTTCTGCGTGGCATATCTTATCAGCAAACAGACTTTGCTCAAACTGAGCTGACGCCTGCACCACCTCAGCAACCTTTGGCAGCACAGCCTTGCACTTAACTCCTGCGTCTTTCATATCACTTTCAAGCACAGCCTGTCCGTTTGCACCGTCTATGGTCACTTGCCTTGCGTGAGGATTTCTGAGATATGAGATTATCCAGCCGTTCCCCTCTCGCACAGGGCGGCAGTCGATAGCTTCAACGAATATTTTGCCGTCAGAAGTTTTAACAGCAACTGCAAGAGAAACATTTGCCGTATATCTTGCATACTTAACACCGAAGAACAGTTCAGGCGTGCCTGAAAGTTTTGGTGCTGTATCAAGCTGATAGTTATGCCATTCCTCCCGGCTTATAGCGGACTTCTGATTGTATCTTAACCACAGACCTAAACGCTGAATATTATCGTCTGTCTGGTCTTTGCCAAGCTCTGAACGTATCTTACGCTCGGTTAATATCGTACCGAGTGAGGGATTTGTTTCATACCAAAGTTCAGGGTCATGTGCGTCAGCCATTTCAGGTATGCTCCACTCTGCCCAGCCGCTGTCAACGTTAGTTCCGCTAAGCGTATCACGGCGGTACTGATAGAACACAGTTCCAGATGATACCGCAGTGGGAGGAGTGCCGCACATCAGTGTCTGAGGGTTTGCAGAATCGGTAACAACGTATTTCAATGCACTTTCTTGGTCAGCCGTGTACTCCTGAGCCTCGTCTATAACGAGCAGGTCATAGCCCTCACCAAGTCCCCCTTTTGATGACCGTGTACGGAAGTTGATAAGACCTCCGTCATTATCTTTGAGCCACTCGATACGTTCAAGGCCAAACTGTTTTGTGGTCTTGAAGTCCTCTTTTTCGGTATATCCTGCCTTTGCAAGACGTTCAATGACCTTTTCCCATGCGTTGTGAGAGGTGGTCGTTCTGTGTGCCGTATAAAGAACACGCTCTCCGTGGATAAGTCCCCAGAGAGCACGCATTATAAGTATTTCAGATTTTCCGTTACGTCTTGGCACGCTGTAGCCGTATTTCATATGCGTCCACAATCCCTCGTCATTGGTCGCCATTATGTCATATAGCTGTATTTCCTGCCATTCCTGAGCAGTTCTGCCTGTGCTGTTATATAACTCTACAGCCTCGTTGCCCTTAGTCTGCTCATAAGGCAGGACAAGGGCTGTGGTGGGGGTCTGCCTGCCGACTCTCTTATCCTCAATAGGGAATTACCTCCTTTTTTTAGGGTACTAAAAAAGCACCCGTTAAGGTGCTTAGTTCCGATGTTTACTAATTGACTATTTTTTCTTTGTTGGCTAAAACAAAAGTCAATGCGTTCTCACAGCGTATAAGAGCGTTGATATACTCGCTATTATCATCTGCCTGCTTGCCAATTTTCATTTCAATTTCTGCGATTTCTCTTTTTGCTCGGCATAAAATATAGACATCTTTTATGCTTAGTCCCATATTATTCTTCCTTTCTGATTTTGGGTATAAAAATACCGCCTCGCCGTAGCGGAGCGGTTATTAACTAATATTTGAGTTCAGGAGGTAACTGCTTTTCTCGAATGTCTGTCTCTGATACTTCTATACGAGAAATATGAAAAGCTTTTTTACAGTCATTGCACCAAACATCTCCATATCCTTTACCACTGCTTATTTCAAGCAATCTGTAATCTGTATTTTCTTGTCCGCAATATGGGCATTTGCCTGCCTTATGGAGCTGCTTTATACTCGCTAGATTGTCAAGCCATTTCATACTATCACCTCTTTGTAACCAAGCTATAAAATAATCGTTCAAACCTATAAGCTTGTTTTTCCATTAAATCTAAGTTTTGCTGAGCATATGCTTTGCCATGTTTCTTTAGCTGTAAAACGTGGCACTTTTCATGCAATATGGTTTTTACTAATTCCTCTTCAGAAGAAAATGCACTTGGGAACAAGTCTATTCTTCCTATGTTATTATAGTCTGTTGAGCCATAAAAAGGAAGTGCAAGGAGTTTTTCAGAACGCTGAATCTTAAAGGTTATTCCGCTAGTATCAATAGAATATTTTCTACATATGTTCAGAATTTCTCTTTTCTGCATTGGCACTGTCAACGTTGAGAACGCACCTATGTTTTGCTCTTTTCGTTCAAGGTTTCTTCCTGATTTCATTATACCACTTTTTTTCGATTTGTCAATCCTGCTAAGCACTTCTTTTTCCTTAGCTCTTGCCTGCTCAGGTGTGAGCCTTGTGACCTGCTTGCGTGTTTCGATCTCTTTGCCGTTTTGAACGTCTGAGTAGCTTATTTGGTCATATGTGCCTGCCTTTTCATTGACGTAGGTTATCTCACAGGTGCAGCGCTTATGCCGTCGCCATATGTCTTTTGGAACATCAGGATAGACGTACTTTCCTGCAAGCTTTGAACACCACGCACAGCATTTGCTGTGGTCTGAGCGGATAACGTACACCCTAAGTCCTGCTTTACTGCGAAAATCAGCATTTGTTTTGACATAATCGGTAAAAATCGAGCCGTTTATGTTCTCAACTGACGCAGTGAACTCGCTTAGTGCCGTCTTGTCGGTAAGGTCCTTTTGAGCAGTTACTTTTGCAAGATTTTCTATCCTCTCAGAGGGGAAATCTGCTCTTTGTGGCTTTATGCCTATGCCTGCCGCCTTATCAAGCTGCTTTTGGATATTCTCAGCCACAGAGTTTATAAGATCGTAGTTATCACCGAATATATCACGGAGTATCTCAGCAATAAGCTGTTCATCTGTAAAAGCCTTTGGGCTTTCGGTTATGCTTTTTTCAAAGACTTTTTTCAGCACAGTTCCTGTTGCCTGTGCGAAGTCATCAACATCAGTGAGGTTTGCTTTACCGCTTTCAAGCCTTTTTATAATGCTCTGCAAATGTTTGTCGCTTTTTGAAAGCTTGACAAGGTCGCTTTTTATTTTGTCTGAAAGTGCGCTCATTTGCCGTCACTCTCCATACCTGTGAGAGCCTTTATGTTTCTTGCACCAAGATAGTCAGGCACAGCCTGGTTTATCTTCAAGATAGCGTCGCCCACACCCGAGAGTGCCGCAGCGTCAGGCTCGAAGATAGGCAGCCATGCGACTTTTGTATCTCTGAACGCATCTCTTTGATATGCGTATCTGTCACGGATACAAACGGCAAGATAGCCCACATTGAGCAGACCTGTTCCGAACGTCCTCTGCGCCTTGCGTGCCGTTAATCGTAGGTTTTCATGACCTGCCTTGATAGCCTCTGCGCTGGAGGGGTTTTCGGTGGCAAAGCCCAAGTCATCAAGGGTCAGTCCTGTTTCTCCTGCGAACAGGCTTGCAAGTGTTCTCAGCTGTTCAGTATATGGCGTCATTGATTGCTGTTGAAACTGTCCTACAATGGGGTGATCGCCGTCGCCGTCTTTCGTGAAATTTAGAAAAGAGGATATCGCAGCAAGCCGGTTATTGAACTCTGCGTCCTCAGATAATCCAAGCACATATTTTTGAGGGAAGCTGTAAAATTCAGCCGACACCTCAGAGCGTTTTATAGTTCTGAGAGCTGTCTGTGTATAGGCAATGCAGGCTCTTGAAATACGGCTGTGACCGAACGGACGCTTTGCGTCAGGACGATATATTATTGGCACGAGCAGTGCATATGGTGCAGCGTTTGGTATACGCTGAACAAGCACACCATGGGAGTATATTTCCGTCATGCCTGCCATGAAATAAGCCTCTGTCTTTACAACACCCATGCTGGCACGCTCAAGCACTGCATAGCCCTCGGTAAGCAGATTTGTCACAGGATCAATAATACCGGTGGCATTTGAGCCGTCAATGACCTGCAGGCGAGGATAGCCGTTATCTTCTCGGATATAGACGAAAGAACACGCTGAGATAAGAGCCGAAAGCACCGCAGAGTCAATAAGTATATCCTGATTGTTTGACAAGAATATTTCGCTCAGATCAAATTCATCATTTTGAAATTCATCGAACTGCAAGCGGTCAGCAAGGCTATCGACTGCTTTCGCACACCAGCCAACAGTTTCCTTTAGTCCCTTGAATTTTTCGGGAGCAAGGCTTGAAAAGTCCTGTGCGTTATTTTTCATTTCGTAGTACTTATATCTCAATAGCACTCGTGTTTGTTTATCGGCAAGTCTGCGTCGCAGATAGTCAATTCCGTATATTTCGTTTGTCATATTTTTGCTCCTGTTTAAAATTCTGCGAGATATTTACACAATGAAGGCGTGAACGTGAAAAGCGCCCTCAAAGGGGGTGGTATGCCCCCATATGCTCAAAAAAAATGGAAATTTCGTGGAAATTCGTGCTTAAATCGACTTCCAATCAAAAGTTTGCGGTAAAACACGGTTGGATACGGCTTCTACCTTTTGGTCAAACACCTGTTTTTCTACCAATTTATCAGATTTTTGACGATTGCAACACCAATGAGCAAGCTGTAGGTTTTCAAGGGCTGAGGGGTGACCGCCTTTTGCAATGGGTATGATATGATCTATGCAAGCTGACAGTGGGTGTGGATACTTCAAGGAAAAATCAACAGGTTTTCCACAGATACCGCAGACTGTTTGGGTAGCATATATCTTTTTCTTGTTGATACGGAACTGTGTTTGATGTGAGCCGTTTCGATCTGGTCTTGGTACTGACATTGTATACCTCCGTGCAACGCAAGAGGCACCCCATAGGAGTGCCTCTTGTGAAAATATTATAAGGAGTTTTGTAAATGGTGGAGCAGATGTTGAGCTGGCACGCTCACGTTCTGCATAGCCCCTTACGGGGCTTAGAAAATTGGAGGTGACTTCATGAAAGTACAAGTCTGAGGTACATCTACACTTTCCTCAGTTTAAATTATAACATAGGTAAAACGAACAGAGCGAACAAATTTAAGCATTTTGCAAAAATCTTTTGACCGCCATTCTACAGCCGTCCGCTGTACCTCCGACCTTGTGTCCTATCTGTATCCAAGTAAAGCCTTTTACAAACCTGAGTACAAATATCTTCCTCATTTGTCTATCCTCTATCCCCTTGATGAACTCCTCCACAGTCCTCTGCTCACGCTCTAGCCGTGCCTGTTCGCACAGCAGTGAAAGTGTATCACCACTCGGCAGAAAGCCGTCTATGCGTGTGCTGTGTGGTGTATAGGACGGCGGAGTGCATACGCTGATACTGTCGGCAACGTACTTGCCCGAAAGCTCCGCCTTGATGTCCTCAATGGCTGAGGCGTTCCTGCGGTAGGCTTTCAGGCGTGACATGGTCATAGGGTCGTTTCTTTCCATAGGCTATCCCTCCTCAATATCCAACAAGCTAAGCTGGTTATTTTTCATATCGAATACTTTGTCACGCCATTCAACGCCGATATAGTCAAGAACTCTTCCCCAGCCGTACTTTGTGCCGTCAGCATCTTCACAGCACTTGTTCATCCAGAAATCCCACTCTTTTTCATTTCTTTCACGAAGCCTGTCAAATCGGTGAGGGCGCTGTTCCATATGTATGCCGAAACCGCACATTGAGCAGCCTGTACGCTGAGCCTTTGTTGTGCAAAGCTTTCCGTCAAAGTCACGTTTTATCTCGCCATAGATTGTAGGCACAGGCACATTCAGGTCAAGTGCAAGTTGTAGCAAGTCCTGCCTTGTAAATATGGCAAATGGCGCTGAACGTATCGTGCTTTTGCCAAAGTAATTGCAGCCGTTAAGCATTAGCGATTTTTCACGTCTGCCACCCTCACTTGCCATAAGTCCTAAGAACGGCACGCTCTTGTGTTGCTTTGCCCAATCATCACACGGTTTTTCTTTCATCCAGAAACAGCATTGTGATGATACCTTAAACGGCGGTATCTTGTAGTCAACGCCCTCGTTTTCATTTTCGTAACCGCCAAACAGTTCAAGCCAGCGCCGAGAAAGCTGCATTCTTGTATGCTTGCGAAAACCGCCATACTCTCCCGTTTCACCCGTTATGATAGCGTGACGAACTGTCTTGTTCTTGTCCGTAGGGTGTGCAAGCAGTTCTATTTTTGCGGCTGTTTCTTTTGATAGTACAGGAAAACCATATTCCCGTATGATATCTATTTTTGACTTGTATGGGCTTAACTTTATCACTCCAAGTTGCTCGTGTATCTGCTGAATAGATTTGTCTTCAAGACTAGATACCGATACACCTGGAACATAACTGAAACCACAGTAATCATGTATAAATTTCAAAAGCGTTATGCTGTCAAGTCCGCCTACCGATATGTGCGTATTCAGATTTCTTTTGTCACATTCACGAATGAACTCCCTTACTCTGACCTCAGCGTATTTGACCTTGAACTCATACGGCATTTTCTGCTTAGTTTGGAAAGCTGCTATCTTCTGTTCATTGTCTTTGGTACGCTCCTCATAGCTTTTCACTTTTATCCCTCCTCAAATTCAGGGCACTCAGTCACCGTATACGAATGTATCATACCACCCTTTTGCGCCTCATACATTCTGTGCTGACACGTCCTCCAACCCTCAACCGGTCTGCGGTCTATGGACCATGCACAGCCTGTGAGGTATTCTCCTGTTATCTTATCCTTTGTCGGTACTGCGTGGCGGCAGTGCCAGCATAGGGTGTGGTCAGTGTGTTTCATTGGCTTTGCCCCTCCCCCATACCGCATAGGATATCATTGAGACGTTTACAAACCTCACAGCCGTCATGATGTATCTCATACTGACATTTCTGAAACACCTTAGCATATTCCCCATATGTCTGCCATAGATCAAGTGCATAAGCCCCATTGATGTATGCCTTGTATAGTTCCTGCTTTTCATCAAGCGCCCGTTTCTTGTCTATCTGCCCTGCTCTGAACTCTCGGTACACAATGCAAAGCGACTTGTATAAAAGCTGTTCTGCCTGTGTCAGCCCCTTTGGCAGTGGCAGAAGCTTTGCCGCCATTCTGTTCAGCTCGTCTGCTTTCTTTATGACCTCAGTTTTGACCAGCATTATCATCACCGCCAAGATAGTGCATTAGCATATCAGCTGCCTGCTTCCAGCCGTAGCATATCGCCGCCAAATAGTCCTGCTTGCCAAGCTCCGCAAACCACCACATCTGATTGTCTGAGGGCTTGCCATTCTCCGCTTTGAGTTCTATGAACAGCCCTTTGTTTCTTCCCCTTGCCACAGGCAGGAACAGATCAGGAACGCCTGACTTCACACCCATAAGCTTTAATCTTTTGCCCTCTCTTGGGTCACAATGACGTTCATTCGGTATGTGAAAGAGCAGTTTGAGTTCAGGATAAGCCTTGCGTATGCTTGCCTGCTGCGTCCACTTGATAAGGGCCATTTGCTCTCTGTCTTCATTTCTTGCCATATCCTCACCCCTTGATTATCCTGTTGAGTATCTGACTTGCTTCAAATTTCGTCAGATTTTCTATGTCGATATCCGAATTGTTGAGATACTTCCTGCCACGCTTGCGGATAAGATTTTTCTGACTGTCTGTAGCAGGTGCTTTGCCCCACTTGCGGCAAATATTCAAGTCCCATATGTATTTGCTGTCTGCCTCACGTTCGCAAAGAAGAGTGTACGCCTCATCAAGAGCCTGCTGCATAGGCATTTTCTGTCCCTGCCATATTGCCATGCCCAAAGCGTCGGGTGCAGATATCCTCAGCGTTTTTCCCTTGCCAAGACTGCATTTCATATCGCCATCCGGCAGCTTAAACCAGTTCACGTCATGGGTATTATATTTCTGCTCCTGCGCCCACAAGTCAACGATACGAACATTCTTTATCCAGCTTTCAGGACAATCCGACATCATAGCAGCCTTTTCAGGAAGCTCAAATAGCATTCCCTCCATTTTGTCCTGACTCTTCTTTGGTAATTCTGAAATGTCGATGCCGAGCAAACTTGGAGCTGTTCTCAGGCTTGCCTTGCCTGTTACTCCTACGCAGTCGATGAGTGTGAGCTTGTCTTTGTCGGGGTGCAGTCTTAGCCCTCTGCCTACCATTTGCGTATACAATGCGTCTGACTGTGTGGGTCTTGCTATGATAACAGTTTCCACAAGAGGAATGTCCGTCCCCTCTGTGAACACCATGCAATTCACAAGACAAGGTATCTCACGCTGAGTAAAACGGCGTATTATATCAGCCCTATCCTTAGTCTGACCTGTGACTACCTCAGCCCCCTCGATGCGTTTTGCTATCTCGTAGCACTGCTCTACAGATACCGCAAAAATAAGCGTTGCACCTTTGGCGTGTTCTCTATACGCTTGTGCTATAGCGTCCGCAGTGCCGTCCATTGCTTCTGCTAGCTCGCCTGGAGCGTAGTCGCCAAGCCGTGTATGTACCGCTGAAAGGTCATAGCCTATGTCGGCACGTTTGCAGAGGATATCACACAGATAACCATGTTCAATGCCCCAACGCAGGTCACGTTGAAATATGATATCATCAAACACATCATTCAGTCTGCATTTGTCAGCCCTGTTAGGTGTTGCCGTGAAGCCCAACAGAAGACGTGGTGCGAAGTGATCTATGACAGTTTTGTAACTGTTTGCTGCTGCATGGTGTGCTTCGTCTACTATGATGATATCAAAATCATCAGGTGAAAACCTGTCAAGCCTATGTGTCATGGTCTGGATACTTGCAGAAACCACCTCTTCACTGCCGTCGGTATGGTACTTTGACATTTCAACGCCCTTTGTGCAGTCAAAGTATTTCAGAGGCTGATTTACAAGTTCCTCTCTGTGCGACAGAATGAGCATACGTCCATGACGTGGTATATTTGCAAAGGTCACTGTCTTACCAAGACCTGTCGCCATTTGTACAAGATGTTTTCCATGCCCTGCCTGCGTTATCTTATCTATACACTCCTGCTGATAGTCACGGAGTTTTATTCTTGCATTCATTTGATGTTTTTTACCTCCTTATGTGGGACGTGGGGGACAGTGTGGGACAAACGTCCCACACGAAAACTATGCGTATTTACGCACTTTTCGGGGTGTTGTGGGACTGTGGGACAAATTCGCACATTTTCCTATATAGGAAAACACACATATATTTTAACGATGTGTGAACAAAGCCGTGATTCTATATCACCTATTTAAAACAGGTATATATAGGGGGAAAATGTCCCACAGTCCCACACTATGCAGAAAACCACGCATTTACGCCGTTTTCCTCGTGGGACTTATGTCTCACAAAATGCCGAAATCCGATATATCCGTCCCACGCATTTCTTCTTCGGTGTAATAGTCCGGTGTTTCATCTGGCAATCTCAGCACAACGCACTCAACGTTCACGCCACCGATACGCTTGCCACGAGTGTTGTTGCGCCCTCTTACAAGTATCTTGCCGTTAGATTTCAGCCAACTAAGCAACGCCCTTGTGTCGAAACCCTGTTTTGAAGCCGCTTCATCGAATTTTGAGCGAATGATATACGCAAAATCGCCCTGGATAAGTCCAAACACTTCACCGTTATTGTCTTCGCCTGTCGCAAAGCGTTTACTGTTGGACGCCACCCAATCGCACATATACTGATAGCCTCGTTCACCTGCTGATACCGATTTTTTGGTCTGCAAATACTGTGAGATATCGTCAATTGTTAGTGGCTCGTTCGTTTTGAACACGGACGCTTCTGCAATCATATCAGCCGTGAGTATCATTGCCGCTGCCATTGCCTGCTTTTCCGTTGTATCCGACTTGCAGAGCTTGGTGAAATAATCGTTATAGACCTCTTGTGTCATTGTCAAGGCTTTTTGAGAGGACAGTTTTGCGACGAACTCTCGCCCTGCAAAACCATAGTTTTGTTTTATCACCGCCGATACTGCCATGCCGTCTGCTATCACGATATTGTTTGCTGTACATTCAATGTCGATAACCCTGTTTACCGCTCCTGCACCTGCTGAACCGCCCACTATAGGGCTTTCGCCTGTGGTAAGTATAGTGTTTCGCCATGTCGGTGTACGCTCTATTCCGCCTGTTTTCGTGCCCCTAGAACGTCCAACGCCCTGAGCGAGCTGATAAACGTCAAATCGGCTTCTGCCGTGACTATCTTTGCTCAGCTGGAGTTCGTCAATGAGAAACGGCAGGCTGTTGAGAAACGCTGCTGTTCGCTCATGGCCGACAACTGTGCTGTTGAACGTCTGAATGTATTCGCCCATTTCGGGGGTTCCCCAAACGGAAGCCGCAAGCATTAAAGCAACTGTTTTGCCTGTGCCTGAATCAACGCCCCACAAGTGAACGAAAAACGGCAGACCGCCTAGCGGCTGAATAAGCGCACTTGCGAAGCTTGCCGCAAGAAATATCTTTGCGATCACGCTTTTCCTGCGGCAATCTATAGCGACTTTTTTCCATTTCTCATAACTGCCATGACTTTTTATAGCACTAAAAATGGTGGAATAATTCTGCTCACCGTCAAATGTCAGTCCCTCAACGTATGGTGAAAAGCCTGCACCGTTTATGTAGCCAAGCCTGCCCACTGATCTTTTCAGTGGCAGAGAATTGCGGTTAAGGCTCTCTATCTCCTGAAAGTATGAAACAAGCTCTTTGGCAGTTTCAGAAGACACATCAACACCACATTTAACTAGCTGTGAAATGTTTCGGCTGTTATATAGTATCTCCTTTGAAACGACTTTTTCCTGCCACTCTCCACGAGTGCGGTAAGCTATGTTGAGCTTCTCTTCACCTGTGTCAATGTTCTGCAAGCACTCAAAGGGTATGATCGGGTGGTGGCAGATAACGTGATAGTTACCGCTTTCATCAATAAGATACACACCGCCGTCATCAACATTGTATTTGCCTGCGTCAAGCTGCATATACGGACCTGAAAACGCAGTGGGGTTATTGATGATAACGTTCGCCCCACGCTGCATTTCTCGCATTTTGACGTAGTTTTTATACAGCCCTTTGAACGTCTTTACGCCCACCTCCGCCGCCTGTTGAGCCATTTGCTCAATTTTCAGATTGTGCATGAAAGGGTCGTTTTTGTAATCGTATATCGCTTCGTATGGCTTCTCTGTGTAGAGGAAATCGTCTTTTGTATACTTTACAGCAACGGCGTTTTTCACCGCTTCTGCGTCGCTCATGTCGATATCAAAATGCTTTTCCTCGTTCGCATCAACGTCAATGATATCATCAGAATGGCGTTCCCTCATCATTCAACACCTCCTCAAAGTCGGAAAGGTCACCGCCTAGCTCTTGCGGGGGTGCTGCTTCTGCGGTAGGCTGTACAAAAACGGCTTCGCACACAAGATGTACGTCAACTTTTTCTTCGCCGTCTTTGCTGGTATATGGCTTCTTCTCCACCTTGCCCACGCAAAGCACTACGTCAAACTTTTTCAGCGCCTTTGTGGCTCTTGCTACAGAGTGCCAGCACTGACAGTTCACCCATACGGCTTCACCACGCTCACCTTGCACCTTTGGCTGACGTTCGCCCACTTTTACTGAAAACTTGGTGAGCGACGAGTTATTGCCGCCCACCTGTTTGTATTCTGCGTCCTTTGCGAGAAAACCACTGATGATAACAGAGCCGTCGGGTAATCTTGCCCGCATTAAAGCACCTGCTCTTTCTCGGTCTGGAGCTGGTCAATTTCTGCTGAGATATCTGTAGATATCTTCTCATACTCAAACCACTCAGAAACCTTTGTGTTCTTATCCTTGAGTGAATTGAAAATGCCGATATAGTCGGTGAGATCTTCGGCTGTCATAGTGTCAAGACCTCTGCCAAGACGTTTTTCTATCATATCCTGTGTAACACCCAGCTTTTCAAACTCGACCACCATTTTTCTTACACGGTCCGTAAGAGGGATATTATTCTTGCCTGCAAGAGTTTTTCTGCATTCGGCGACTGCCTCTTCCACAAAGTCCGCAGGAAGTACCGCAAGTATCCTTGCTCTGAGCCTGCGGCCTGCCATATTGGCGTTATTCTCATAGATATCACGCAAACTCGTGAGGGTCTTTATCTTGCCTCTGACTTCCTTTGCGTGTGGGTTCGTGAAATTCTGCACCGACATTGTGTTCGTCTCCAAGTCCCAAGCATACGCCTGCATTTCTGACTTGCCGTTGTCCTGAGAAAGCTCCTTGATACCGAAGTCGATATTGCCCCAGCACCTTGCAAGTTCTTCGGCAAGTCTGATAGTTGGTCCTGACACAGTTTCTCCGCCTCTTGGATAGCTGTAAAATGCCTTGTTTGCAAGCCCTGTACGCTGACAAGCCTTTTTCATATTGGCAAAAGCCTGTATCTCGTTGCGTGGGAATCTCTTTGCGATAACAAGCTTGCCCTGTGCTTCTGCAATGGCTCTGCTTGCTTCGATAGCGACTGTACCCTGATTGATGTTGTCAAGAGGCATAGTGCTGTTCTGCGGTACTTCTGGTGTTACTGTTATTTCGTCCATTGTTTTGTCCTCCTATTCGTATTCTCTTGCCAGCCAACCAGGCAAACTTATGACGTTCAAATCGCCGTTTTTGCCGTTGTAGCTGTACCAGTTATCTGTTTCAAGACACTCCTTGAGAGTGTAAAGATAGTCGTTAAGGTCTTTTGTGCCTTTCTGTATGATAAAATCGTCAGCTTCAAGGACGTTGCAGGCATAAGGCGGTGACTTTTCCACAGCGATAAAAACAAATCTGTGGGGCTTGCCCTCAATTTCTGACACACCCTGCGTGTACATTGCCGCCTGCAAGTCATAGCCGTACTTTATGCAGCTGTGCATAAAACTGTCTGTATCGGCATTCTCAGTAGTCTTGAGGTCAACTATGACAGACGTTGACCTTAGATCCGTTCGGCAGTCGGGGCGGCATTTGAGTTTAAGCCCCGTGAGCTTGTCCGTCCAGAAGTATGATTTTTCATGTTCACCGCCGTTTAGCAAAGCGGCAGCATACTTGTTTGACATCACACTTTCAGCCATTGCCTGTATCTGTGCAAAAGCGTCCTCGCTTATGGGTATCTTACCGCTTGCTTCTATCTGAGCCGCAAGTGCCTTGCCCTCTTTGGTACGCCTGTCAAGCTTCGGAGCGACTATGTACTCGCTGTCGAACTTGTCCTTTTCAAGGACATAAGCATGAAAGGCTGTACCGAAAGCAAGCGCAGGGGTCTCTACTTCGGGATTTTCAAGAGCATACTTGAAGTGTGCAGGCGACTTTGACAGCTTGAAAAGTTGTGAACGGCTGAATGCCTCATTATTGCGATAATCTTCCGCAGACATTTGTTTTTTCATTCGTCATAGTCCTCCTCGTCATATTCAACCCCTGCCAGCGTGGCAAGTTCATAGATTGAAATATCGTCGTTTTGGTTGATTTCTTCAATCAAAATTTCACGGAAACAGTCCTTGCAGTAGTCCTTGCCCTCGTAGCAGAAAACATTTTCATTCGCAAGGTCTAACTGTTCTCTGCATTTGTCGCATTCGACCACTGTGTAATCACGGTCTCTGCCACAGCATCTGCACCCGTCAGGACAGCCGACGCAATCATTAGCCGTATAACGCATTTGGAACACCGCCTTTGTGCTTGAAAAATGCAATATTTTTGTACACGAAATACGATTCAGTTTTGGTTTCCAACACCTCAGCACCGACTTCTTTTGCTACGGCATGAATGTCAGGTGGAAATATCTGAACGCCCAATATCATTCTGCCAGGTGTCCACACGCCACCTGTCATTATGGGATAGACGCCGTCGGTAGCAGTATTGTATACCTGCGTCTCTTTCATTTTTTGTTCCATGTCCGCCATGTCAACCATAGCGTCAAGCCTTTCTTTTACTGTCATGTTTTCGACCTCTCCTTTCCAATATTGTTGGCTCTGCCAGCTTGAAATCTCTGCAAGGATAACGCCTACTACTTTCTAGGCAACTTTTCAGGTGCTTGCAGTCAAGGCAAGAGTAGTTAGTCACTATGCCCACCTCTCAGCCTCTCGATATTTTTCTTTAAAGCTACGATATATCCCGTCAGATACTCGTTCGGGTAATCATTAAGGGCTATTTCTGATATTGCCTCTAGCTCCTCTTGACAAATGTTAAGAAGTGTGCTATCGTTAAGGTGTATGTTATCGGTATCTTCTTTTACAGATACCTCCGAGCTTGTGCCTGTTGCCGCAGGTGCAGGCTCGGTTTTCATGTATTCGAGAATATGATTCATGAAACCAGTAATGCAATTATCCGTACCCATAAGTGGGCATGGTCCACAGTTGTCTACTATACAGCATTTAGCCACAGTAATTATCTCATTTTTCGTCATCTTTATCCTCCTTTCCAATAGGTCTTACGCTCATATACTGCCTACCGTCATAGTCCATCTTCTTCACAGGTTCAAGCCCCTTATCCCTCAGCGACCTTGCGGCATCGCCAAGCCCTCTGTCGAAGTCTTCACGGGTCTTGTAAAATGCACATCTGCGGCAGTAGTCCTTCGTTGGCGTTACTGTCAGCGCACCACACTCGTCAGACTTGACATTTGAATGGAACACGCAAAGGCTTACCGCTCCACTGCCGTTGTCAAGGGGCTTGTCCCTTTTAAAGACCTCTCTCATCACTATCATCGTTTTCGTCCTCCTCAATCTTTCCCCATTGTTCAGCCATTGCAAAAGCAATACCTTTAAACGTTTTGCTCCTTACCTTAGCACGATCTTTGCCAGAATGACGTGTTTCTTCCCATGTGCGTGATTTACCATTAGAATATCGTCCAAACAGCTTGCCATTATCAGGCTTGTCCCCTGTATATGTTGGTCGTAGGACAGGCAGCCCCTTTAGCCATAAACACGTCGCCTTTGTGACAAACTGTTCTGAGTCTTCCGGTCCGTTTGAAAACATATATGGGTGAATTATTTGATCTGCCTTTCTGAATACAGTATTCATACGCCCTATAGGATTTTCCACTGCAATTTTCGGTGCGTTCGCCGACACAATCTGCATAAAAAATACTATTGATTCTTCACGGTGTTTCATACGCTCGACCACCTTTTCAGCAGGTGTGCATTTCAAACTATAGTGGCGTGTAGCCACGTTGGTCAGGTATGTACACGGTGGGTGTGCGATAATCATATCCCATGTTTCAACAGTATGCTGCTTGCCGTCACAGGTGAAGAAATCGGTATTGCCATTGATAATATCCAAAACATCATTGCATATATGCCATTCAGGGTGACCGCCTGAACACATCTGAATATCGCAGCTGTATGCTTCGTGCCCTTTCGCACGGAATGCCTTGCAGACCTCTTGTGATTCTTCACAGGCTATCAGAACTTTCATTGTTCTTATCCTCCTCGTTTTCAAAACGTTTCTCCCAGTGCCTATCCACCACGTTCAGCACAAGATACATCACTACATCTATGCCTGCAATCACAGCTATTGTTATCAGCAGTATCAACGCCATTTTACCACTTTCCTTTCATTTCAACTTCGACCTTGACCACGGGTTTGCCTGCTTCTCTCACCGCACGCTTTATGCTCTCCTCTGCTTCCTCGTAGGCAGTTTCTTTTACGCTTACATACCACCTGTACGCTACATACATTGTAAGCACCACCAAAAGCGCTACCGCTGCGGCACATCTGATTATCTCTAGTACGGCTATCATTTTCTCACGTCCTTTCCGTAAAGTGTGCGGAGCTTTTTAAGCCTTTTCTCGAAGTTGTCGATATCAATGCCCCACACCTCGTAGGCTATCTCTGTATTGACCGAGTGTGGCAACCATGACTTCACACCACGCTTTGCCATTTCTTCCTTAACAGCTTTCTTGATCTTGATAGTCTGCGTTTCACCTGTGCTGAACAGTTCCTTGATATCCGCATTGGTTATTTCGGGCTTTTCATAGTACAGCCGCACTGCCATTTCAATGTCAGGTGACCTCAT